GCATTAACACAACGGGTGATACTCAAAGATGTATCCATATCGGTATAGAACAACTTAAAAGTATTTTTTCACAACGTGGGAAAAAATCCCTCGAAGATGCTGATACTCACCTTAACGGTGTTTTTGGTACGATTATTTGTGAACATAAATTACATGCCTCGAGTGCTGCTCAAAAAGCGGTATTATTTAGAAACGAGTACCCAATTATTCAACAATATTATAACCCAATTCGTAAACTCGATAGATTAACTTTTAATTTAGATAAACAGGATGGCGATGCAGCCGATTGTGGAGACGCCGTTTTCATTTTTAAATTCGTGTGCAAGAAAAGAAACATGTCCTATTAATTATGTCAGGGCGTCGCGAACTTGTATTTTTAACCTTTTCTTATTATAAATGTCATCTGGTATTGTTCAACTTATAGCAATTGGTGCTCAAGACGAACACATTATGGGCGAACCAGAAATATCCTTTTTTACGTCAACGTTTAAACGACATTCTAACTTTTCACAATCCGTTGAAAAACAAACTATTCAGGGAGATGTGAAAGCGAATTCTATGTCATCTATTCGTTTTGATCGAACAGGTGATATGTTAGGGTATACGTACCTTACTATTGATAATAACACACAGGCACTTGATATTCAAAGGTGGGATACACTCATAGATAAAGTGGAACTTCTTATTGGTGGTCAAGTTATTGATACACAAGATGCTGTTTTTACCGAAAAAATAGCAATCGATACGTTTGCAACAAATGTTTCAAAGAGTGCGAATGGTACACATCCAGGTATAAGTGCTCGCTCTTATTTCTACCCATTCAGATTCTTCTTCTGTGAAGGTGCACAATGCGCTTTACCCATAGTCGCTTTACATTATCATAACGTCGAATTACGTATACATTGGGGACCAAATGCGGGTAACTATAATTTTGAGTGTTACTCAAACTATTATTACCTCGATAATGAAGAACGTGGTAACCTTGTTTCGCGTAACCATAATTTAATTATTACACAGGTTCAAAAAAGTATTCCATCAAATGAACTTTCTCAAGAATTGACGTTTAATCACCCGGTAAAGTATCTTGCATCTTCGGATACAACGACCGAAGGGGCATTAACGTCAACAACCAATAAAATAAAGATTGAAATAAACGGTTTAGATATAGGTAATTTTAAATGGGCTAAACCACACTTTATAGACGTTATGAACTATTACCATACAAACTTTGTTACGTCACCCGATTTTTTCTTATACTGTTTTTGCTTATCGACGAGTTCACTCCAGCCGACAGGAACGCTCAATTTTAGTCGATTAGATTCTGCAAAGGTAGTCAGTCAATCCATGATCATTAGTGATCCTATATACGCAGTCAACTACAACATACTTCGTATTGAAAATGGTATGGCAGGTCTTATCTATGCAAATTAAAATACATACTTATATTAAATGGTTAAAAACATACCGACCATCGAGCGGTCTACCAAAATCCGGTTTGGTAAACATGCTACGGATGACCAGGCTGAAAACACGATCGTGATTAATGCTTCAGATTCTGCTATTAATGCGATCAATGAAGGTTCCATTTATATGGCACCACTCCGCGTTGCTGAATTAGAGGGTTCGAACCTCGTAGGTTATTCCTCATCAACGAAAGAACTTGTTGATTCGAGTGTTCCTACATCCCTTCTAGGTGGTGTTACTTTAGATTCTGCGGCTCTCCAAGGTAATATTGTTTCAAATGCTATACCACACTTTGCGAATACACTAACTGCGTTTACGACTGGTCACGGTTCAAATGTTGGTATTTCGAATACAGCGCCTACCCACATGTTATCTGTCGGTGATAAGATTTTCATGTCTAATACGGGTGGAGAAGCCATAAAAGTTGTAGGTAATGTACGCGCCGAACGATTTTTTTCTGGTTCGAGTGTTAATATAGATGGAAATTCGACAAACAAAATCCAGGTTTCGGGTATTATTAAGACGGGTGCACTTCACGTAGATAATATAGGTATAGCAAATACTTCACCCACACACGCATTAAGTTTAGGTAATGAAGGACAACTTCGTTTGAATGTACCAACAGGATCTATATATGCACTCGAAACGGTCGGTAATGTTAGTGCACAAAACTATATAGGGGACGGTGGTCTTCTTTCAAATATAACTTTACAAACTGTTACGGATAAGAGTAATGTTACATCAAACACACTCCTCCTTACAAATCCAACAACATCACTCAAAGCGTATAGTAATGTAATCGTCGATGGTACGTTAGATGTCGGTTCTAATTTATATATAAACGATACCGCGGAAAATGTCTTAAATGTTACGGGTAATGTAAATGTATCAAATTATTTAAAAACACATAAACTAGAAGTCACTTCATTAGAAGTTGACGCTGTTACTGCGGGGACGGTATCGAGTAATATTGTTGGTAATAATGTAAATGTAATTACAGTAACCGCCAATGTCGTTGCCGATAACGTTGTTGCGACAAACATATCTTCGATAACATTAAATTCAAATGTCATTGCCGATAACGTTGTTGCGACAACCATAACCGGTGATGGTTCAGCTATAACTCAATTAGACCCCGCTAATTTGAGCTCACAAGTTTTAATTGCCAAGGGTGGTACGGGTTTAACTTCAATTGCACAAAACGAATTGTTATTAGGTCCAGCATCTGGAACTGCGTTAGCTAAACTTGCACCTTACACGGGTCCAGCAGCTGTTACAGTTCCAGTAGCTATGACCGCTAATTCATCGGGTGGAAATACAGCATCTTCGGGTGATAGTTCCGCAAACGCGTTTAAGGCGTTTGATGGAAGTGATAGTACCCACTATGTCAGTTCTACATCATATCTAAATTTCACTCCGTATGTGTACATAGGAGGTAATTCTTTAGGTGGTGTAAGTGGTGATTGGTTAAAAATCCAACTCGCGAGTGCTTTCGCACCAACATCGGTATTTGTAAAAGCAAGACCATTTGGAACTGATTTTACTGTGCCTCCAAATTCATGGCGTATTATGGGAAGTACTGACGGTACAAATTGGACACAACTACACTCGTCTACAACACTTGTAGATTCCTCATCCGGTACTACAGAGTCTTTTACCAATACAACATCCTATACATACCTTGGTTTTGTTGTTACCAATATAAGCTTCCCGGGTCTTAACGACAGAAAATGGACATTGTCACATCTTTTATTTTCAGGTCCTGGATCGGGACCATCTGAAAAATTCCTTAGAAGTTCAGCTGCGGGTATAGTGTGGGATGAAGTTTCTTCGACTTTACAGACTATTACAGATGGAGGGGCAACGACAACTAATGAAATTTCATTTACGAATGGGGTAACATCTTTATCAGCTTCGGGTAACGTAGTTGTTACAGGTAACGTTACAGCTTCTACATTTAAAAGTACAACTCTGACTTCAGGTAAAATACCGTATACAAATGTGAATAAGGAACTCATTGACGGTCCAATAGGTTATGATAGTACAACTAATAATACATTTGTGTCTTCAAACCTATACATTACAGGTAATTTAACAGTACAAGGTACTACGACATTCCAAGACAGTAATATACACACTGTTAGTGACCCCATTATAGAAATAGGTAACGCAAATGCCATTGACACCATAGATATGGGTATAATCATGACACGCCCAACCGCAAATGTAGTTGCGGGATACATGGGCGACGAGAAAAAATACGTTATCGCGTATACACTCAGTGACCCAGATGGTGCACATATCGTTCCTACGAACGCAACATCGGATCAATTCATGACTTTGAGTGTTGAAGGTGGTAATGTTTTGGCAGGTAACGTCACGACAACGGGTAAAATGACCGCGGGTACTTTACATGGTGATTCTGTTACCGTATCGGGTGCAGTTACCGGGGGTACTTTAGTGGGTGATGGTTCGGCTATCACAGTACTCAACCCCGCTAATTTGAGCTCACAAGTTTTAATTGCCAAGGGTGGTACGGGTTTAACTTCAATTGCACAAAACGAATTGTTATTAGGTCCAGCATCTGGAACTGCGTTAGCTAAACTTGCACCTTATGCACCAGCTGGTACTACTGTCGAATACCCAACGTCCGCACTATCATCAGCAGCTAATTCGGGTGAAACCATTGCGGGAATAACGTACACAACGACTGCAAGTAGTAATCAATATGGTCAAATATGGAAAGCGTTTGATAAAACTACCCCGGGGCAAAATACTTTTTGGCATTCTGATGAAAATGTTTACACTGGTGCTTCACGTAACTATGCGGGAAGTAAAAGTTTAGGTGGTGTATCCGGTGAATGGATAAAACTTCAATTTTCGACTGGAATTGCACCAACATCAGTTAACATTACGGGGAGACAAAGCTATGATAATCAATCACCAGATTCGTGGGAAATATTGGGAAGTAATGATGATACAAGTTGGACAAGTCTATTATCATCTACTGTACACGCTACTTATAATGGTGGTAGTGGACATACAGTTTCTATATCGGGAGCGAGTGCTTATACATATTTAGCATTAGTTACTAAAAGTATAGATTCGAGTAGCGCAGTAGTTATTAGTGAATTGAGGTTTTTCGGAACGAATGCAAATTTATCTAAAAAGTTTCTTCGAAGTTCCGGGACTGGAATAGGGTGGGACGACGTTTCTTCCACTTTACAGGCTATTACAGATGGAGGTGCAACGACGACACACACGATCGCGTTTAATAACACAACCACGGGTTTAACGTCCGCGGGTGATATTGACATTGCAGCTACAAAACAAATTGATTACGCCGGTGATGTTTTACTTAAATCGTCGGCGGGTGCAGTAGCATCTTTGAAAGTAGATAACGCGATAAAACTTGACCCGGCTTATGCAGCCCCTTCGAATAACGTTTTATCGTTCAATACAACAACAGGTGAAATCTACGATTCTGGGGGACAGGGTGGTTCTACTTTAGATAACATACACGAAGAAGGTTCAAATGTAGCAATTGGTCCATCAGCGGCATCTGCAAATCTTACAGTAAACACGTACGGGTCTAATGTACTCACGGTTTCGGGTAATGTTTCAGCGGATAACATTACCATAGGGGGTTTAAATATTGCTGCATCACCATTTGGTTTAGATGATACGGTAAGTTCTGCAGTGGGTTCAAATGTAACTTCAAATGTAATCACAGTTGGTGGTCTCGTTACATCAGGGAACGTTGATGCTAGTAACATTACAATATCAGGGAATACGACTTCCCAAAACATAACGTTAACAAATACGGATATTTCTGCAACTATCTCTTCCGGGACAATAACAATTGATGCAAGAGAAAAGTCATATGGTACAGCACCACTCGTCGTTTCAACAACTGACGTTTCGAATCTTGTATTTTCAAATCTTATAACGGGTGCACAAATTGTCGTACCTATACTCGCGAGTGGGGGTGATGTAAAAATTTCAAAAGAATTGACGAATGTAAATTTTTATGCAATGACAACCGATGTTTCAATTACCCAAGACAAACATGCACTCATGACACTATCAAATTTATACGGAAATATTTATATGAATGCGATTGGATTTGCATAGGTTAAAAAAATAAAACCTTAGTATAATATAAAATATGTCTGGAGGTATTGCCCAACTCGTTGCCGTAGGTGCCCAAGATGCGCATCTCGTCGGCCAACCTGAAGTTTCCTTTTTCAGGTCCAACTATAAACGTCACACAAATTTCGCCCAAACTGTCGAAAAACAGGTTATCCAGGGCAACCCATCCTCGAACGGTATGTCGACCGTCAGGTTTGAAAGAAAAGGGGATATGGTCGGGTATGTCTACATCGCTAACAGAGGTGTTAACATTACTGACTGGAGCGATAAAATTTCCAAGGTTGAACTTCTCATTGGTGGACAAGTCATTGATGAACAAGATTATGAGTTTTCTGCG